CAGAGATAAAATCAATGATTATGCTTCCACTAACAGAGATAAAATCAGCGATACCGAGGTAGAGGCAAACTCTTTACGAGGTCAATTAGAGGCTCTTAAAAGTGACTATCAAATACAGCAAGAGAATACGCGGCGTGACGGTTTCTTCGGGGAACTACTTGACCAAACATATAAAGGTGGACAGATAGATGACGAGCGATCAGGTGATACGTCACTATCCGAGTCTCGAGGGGTCCAATTTCTTGAATCCCTACCACCGCCACCGCCACCACCGCCACCGCCACCACCAGATCCGAATGTTTCCACAAATGGACGATGTGGACGCAGTAACGGTTATAAGAGGTGTCCGGGTAAACAATGTTGTTCTAACTCTGGGTGGTGTGCTGGAACTCAAGGAACACCTAGTGCTTGGTGTTTTTCTAATGCTAAAGGATACAGGAATGGAAAATATGATGGAACCGGCTCGTGACCGCCACCACCAGGAGTTACAAGGGTTCAATTATTGGAATGATAAAACGTTTTAGTCATATAATGATATCTTTTTCTCAATATAAAACAGTATGGGTGATGTATCTCATGAGTCGACTTCATGTATATGGTGCGAAAAACAGGAGAGACTATTGATTAAATGGGCTGAAAAGGCTGCGGGATATAGATGGTTACATAATCATTCTAGGTTGTATTATAAACGTAATAATGATTGGCTTGCTTATCCGTCTATAATAATAGCGTCTATAACAGGGGTGGGTGGTTTTGCTGTGTTAAATCCAAGTGGTAATACAAATATTAGTTCAGATACTCAAACGCGGATAATAGTCGTGCAATATTTTTTCGCATTTCTAAATGTGATGGGAGGTATATTATCAAGTATATCGAAATTTAGTCAGAGTTTAAGTTTGTCAGAGTCACATTCATCCATGTGTATTCAATGGTCTAAATTTTACAGAAATGTTGATATGGAACTTTCATTAGATGTAAAACACAGGGCCAATGTTGTTGATTTTGTTTTGAAATGTAGAGAAGAATATGATCGATTATTAGACGAAGCTCCTGATATTCCGTCAATATCCATCGAAGCGTTTCTAATTCAATTCGCTGACCGTGAAAATAAACCAGATGTATGTAACGGGTTAAGTATCGTTGTTAACGACGAAACAAACTCAATCGTTTCATCCAAACGAGTAGTTAATAGATGGTTAAACGCATTCGGGCAAATAAAGGATAGACGAAGAAGTATGGGATTAGAACGATCATCTATCGATGTTGTTTAAAATTACAGTTCAGATAATGAATTTAAGATTGTCTTCGTTTTTTCATACATCCGCTTACCGTGAAATGTTTTATCCTTTTCACGTTCCCATATTTTAAGACGACATTCCAGAAATTCAATAAATCTATTTTTACTCGACGAGGATTTGAATATATTTTTTTCAGAATTTTCAGCCTTTTTTATAGCATCCTTCTTCTTCTTTACTTGAATTTCTTGACGTTCTTTTATTGAAAGTCCTGGCATCTCTTCAACATTCTTCAGAGTTGAATTAATCATTTGTATATTCACGCTTAAAATCTTTATGTCAATATACTATATAAAGATAACACCATCTTTATATAGTATACGAGTATGTTATGCATTTGTCAAACACCACAAGAATATTATAAACACCGATTAGCCAAGACACGCGAAAATGTACTCAATCACATCTACGAAAATCCACCTGTATCACCAATACCGAAAATGCGAGAAAATATGAGACTTCGTCTACGCTATAAGGAAGCGGTGCAAGAAGCTCATGAAATATGTAGTAAGGATAGAACATCTAATGCGTGTCACCTCGCGTGGTATGAGGTGGATGAGTTAGAGGAATCTATACTACGTCTATACCCTGATATATGGTAATTTCTGGGGGTTCTTCATCGTATGTGTAGTACATGATCGAAACTCCGTACAGTTTCATAAGGTCTTTACTGACATTTTCATTGATCTGTTGTTTCCAGTTTTTCACAGTCGTGTGAAAATACTCCAGACCTTCATCAGAGAATGCACATATACGCATGAAAGGTGTAGAACGGAGATTTCTCATGTACACGTTAATAGATGCGGGTAAAGGTAGCGCAAAATCGTACGTGGAACGAAGAATGTCGATTACGTAATACCCATGTGAATCGCATATGATATTAACCTGCATTTGTGGAAATCCCTTTATATACGCCTCAAAATCTGCGTTACTGGGAAGTGTGGTGAAAATAGGTGTACTTTGACATGTGACATCTTCATTATATCCTATACCAGGGTGAGTATGATATGAAATTTCAGAGTACCAAACCTGTACGATTTCGTCTATATCGACACAATTCCGTTTTTCAGAAGTCACTTTACTTGGTTTACTGAATAAACCCTCACCCATGTATTTCACGTTTCCAGCATATTCCCATTGTTTAACTGAGGATAATTTACTAACTTCTTTTAAATCCTGGATAACTCGCCTAGATAATTTCACACTGGTCTTTTTTATTGCCATAGATGGCGTCATGACCTTAACCTTCATCCACTACCTTTGATATACTTAAACGGATATTTTTTAAGTATTACCAATTTTTACTCGTTCTTTTCTATTGTCTCATACATGACCAGAAGTTACAACATTGATCATTCAGAATAAGTTTTTATCTATTAAAGTAATCTTACCCAGATCCGACCATATATGATATTTAATGGAGATACCGAATTGACGACGCATAATCGGATCTATATATCTATTAATAAAACGTTTCCATGAATATGTAGTGGTCTTTACATATAATAAACCCCTATACACAATTTCAAGACTTTTAAATTCACTCTCATTTACAAGTTTTGTGAAAAGTTGATTTACCGACGAGGGGTTAGGTTTTTTCATGTTTGTTTCTAATAAGTCTATTATGTAATACCCATTGTATTCTAAAATTAAATTCGCTTGTATATTGGGATATTGTTCTATATATGTAATAAAATCCAACCTACTCGGGTATGTAAATAAATTTCCATTATTACCCAATGGTATGGGGTGTGTATGGTAAACTATATACTGTTTTAACTCTTCTACAGTAGGACGCACAACTTTATAGTTAAAATTTGTACGAGCAGTAGGTGAATGAAAATTCACATAATTCCGTGTGTTTTTCATTGTAAATGGTATTACACCTACATACTCAGATTGATTTTTTAGTGACTTGTTAAAATAAATATCTTTCAAATTATTGATCAGTTTTCTACTTAATCGGACGGAAAGATAACGATTATTAAGACTGGTTACAGTTCCAAGATTATAAACATTCCTGGGTATATGAAGTTTTTTCGCATTCTTGTATAACCTATTGACCAGGAAATACATATTAATAGACCCACCTCTTTTTGTAGATAATTTCACACTTCTATTTTTAACCTGTCTCTTAACAGTCTCTGCCTTTCTTTTAGTCGTACTATTAGTCGTAGACTTTTTTATAGATATTCTACTCGATGTCATATCTTAACATTACACTATTTTTTATTTACCCTGTTTCGTAACCTTGAAGTTTGGAGATACCCGTCCTTTTATGTTTTTGGGGTCTATTCTATTCAAATTTTGACCCTTATTAAACAGTTTTTTATGGGCTTGCCAATATTCTGGTGCTCCTACTTTGAAGTTCTTATGTAATCGAGCTTTATACCAGAATACACAATCTTCTATCTTGTTACTCTTACTAGTGTTGTCTAATACAATACATTCGTAATTTTCTGTGCATGCATCCATAACCTTATTAAACATATCAAAGTTTGGGAATATACCGAAAAATGACTTGTACAATTTTTCTCTGTTCTGAATTATATTTTCACGTAAAATAAATACATAATCGACATTAGCCCTAAGTGCTGGTGGTAAGTCCATACAATATTGCATAGTAAGCATAAAGAATATCTTCCAGTGACGCCCATTCATGAAACATTGCCGAATACAAGTATCCCGCATGAATTTACTATCATACATACAATCATCTAGAAGAAGAAAAGCACCGCAATTTGTCTTACCTGCACCCACTAATTTTCGCTGTCGGTCCATCACCCGTTCTATCGCATCACGGTCATAATCCCCATATATAAATAAATCTGGTATATATTGCTGATAATAGTGATTACCTTCTTCTGTTGCTGATAGCACTATACCCGCTGGTAAATGTTTTTTATACCATAATATATCTGTTACCAGTGTTGATTTTCCCGTATTACGTTTCCCTATAAATACACATACTTTATCGTCTGCAATTGTGGCGGGGTTAAATTTTCGTAAACGTAAATCCATCTATAATACTGCCCCGTTTTATTTCATAAAATTTTACTCACGTGTATTAGGAATGGCAGGTCGAGTGCAACTTACTGCCAGGGGTGTCCAGGACCACTGGCTTACTGGCGAACCGCAATTTTCATACTTTGTCACGGTATTTAAACGGCATACTAAATTCTCTACCGAGGCGGTAGAGATTCCCCTGACGGGTGACGCTTCACTAGGCAAAACATTACACTGTAGAATCCCCAATAATATCGGTGACTTATTACGCAGTGTATTTTTAAAAGTAAAATTAGGAAATCTACCCGCTCACGATATAACAGGAACACCTCCCCAGTATCATTTTTACAATCAGCCTATAGCTAAAAATATAATAAAGCATGTTGATTTGATAATAGGTGGACAAACTATAGAACGTTTAACAGGTGATTATATTACCATGTATGACCAATTATATAATAATAAAGATGATGTAAAACAGACAATGTATTTTATGAATGGACATGGCAATCATTTAACAGTTTCAGAATCATATAACACATTTTATGTCAATTTACCGTTCTATTTCTTTAGGTATCCTAGTTTAGCTATACCGATATGTGCTATAACTAGACAATTAGTAGAAATTAAGATATCATTCAAAAAATCTGACGATGATATAACATTTAAATATACGATTGAAGATGGTGGTGACGTGCTTAGACAAAAGACTAATGAAGGTTCAATAATAAACGCCTCACTTATATCAGATTTCTACTTTATATCAAACGATGAAAAAAATTTCTTGAGAACACGTCCCATGGAATACGTGATAACTCAATTACAAAAATCTACCGTAATATTTAAACCAGCTGAAATAATCAAATCTGCTTTATTAAATTTTAAAAACCCTGTAAAGGAATTATTTATATTAGCAAAAGAAGATACAAACCCGATAGATGGGGAATACGATTCATTAATTGATACAGACTCGAATGATCAATCATTTTCTGATATCGTCGTAGGTTCAGGGTCGAGATATAAAAAATCTGATCATAGACGAATAAAAAATGTGAAGTTCATGTGTAATGGTTCTACTGTATTCGATAAGACGGGTATGGAACTCGCATTCCATAACTCTTTTAATTTTCACACTGGATGCCCAGACCCCGCATATGAATTTTACACATACTCATTTTCACTATATCCAGAAAAACATCATCCAACTGGTCAATTAAATATGAGTAGAATTATCCATAAACATATAAATATAGAATTGGACGACATATCTCCTAATCGTAATATTAATGTAGATATATACGCATTAAATTATAATGTATTGAGTGTGAAAAGTGGTTTAGCAGGTTTAAAATTTTAAAAGGTACTATTAGTAATGGCCGGTCGTGTGCAACTTGCTACGTCTGGAAACCAGGATACATTTTTTACAGATAACCCTGAATTCACACATTTTATAAAAAGGTTCAGGAAACATACAAATTTCGCCATGTACGATATAAGGCATGAGTTTAATGGTGAAATTGGATACGGTAACAAGTTAAAATGTACCATACCGTCAGACTCTGGCGATCTAATTAAATCCATAAGATTACATATAAATTTACCATCTCTAGAACGAGATGGTACATATTATAAATACATCGAATCTATAGGACATGCTATTATAGAATACGTCGATTTGACAATAGGTGGTCAATTGATTCAAAGAATTCCCCGTGACTGGTTACAAATTTATAGTGAGCAGTACGTTTCACAATCCAAACAAGTAAATTTATCTAAATTAATAGGTAAAAATCCAAACGAAATATCAGGTGATTCTGTGTCAGAGTCTATAGACAATTACCTTGACAATGCAGTTAAACCCAGAACTTATATAATCGACATTCCATTCTATTTTCATAATAATCCAGCATTATATATACCATTACAAGCTCTTAAAACTCAAGAGTGTGAAATAGAAGTTCAATTGAGTCCAGGGAAATTTTGTGTATATAACTATTTAAATGCAATAGACGAAGGTTTCGACGAAACAACAATGAAGATTAATTCGGTTTATCTTCATACCGAGATGGTACTACTTGACAGAATAGAAAGAAATTTTGTTAATTCCCTTCAAAGGGATTATATCATCACACAAGTTCAGCGTAATGTTTTCGGAATTCCTCAATCTTTGGAAGAAGGTGCTACTGTAAACAAATTTAGATTGAATTTTTCAAACCCAATAAAAGAACTGTATTTCGTAATTTCACGTGTGAGTAATGAAGATACGTTATATAGTTACTTCGATTATGACCATCCTTCACAAATTTACCCCGTGAATGGTAAATATATTAATTACGAAAACTTGGTAAGTTTGGAGATGACATTAGACAAAGAAATCATCCTTGATAACGTAACTGGAAATCTAATAAATCTAAGAGCAGTTCAGAGTGGAATACATCATTCTAGAACACAGCTATTTAGACGTTTTTATTCATACAGTTTTGCATTACAACCAGAAAAATGGTACCCAACGGGTCAGGTGAATTTCAGTAATATCAAAGATCAGCTCATATCACTCAACCTAAATAACAATACGTCAGATATAAGAGAACTTAGAGTTTATGCAATAAATTATAATATATTACGTATCAAAAATGGAACTGGACAACTTCTCTTCCCAAATGGCCCAGTCGGCTATTGATATTGTAACACCTGTATTAGAAAGTGCGTTAGTTTTATCAGGGCACTACGCAAGGGCGTGTGGAAGGGATATAATTCTTGGTAAAGATTTGGAATATTGTATGAAATATTGCGCAATGAATACAGTAGGCGATCGCATCGGCTCTCACTTTCCAGAAATTTACACAGATGAAAATTCTGATGATGACGATGACGATGATGATGACGATGACGATGATGATGACGAATATGATATAGATACTGTTGATGATGAGGATGAATTATTTGAACCGTATTCAGGGGATGATGTGAAATTTAATCTTGTCAACGACGCGTATAATGCCTGGGAATCATGGAGACCAACAAATCCGTCAGAGGAAATGATAAAAAATGCTATTGATAGTAATGAAAACATGTCACACTCCAGAGGGATGGAATAGAAATGTATATAAATTGTTTAAGAGTTGTGACTATTCAGAATCGGAATCAGATTCGGATTCAGAATCTGATTCCGAATCCGAAAATGACAAAAAAAACAACTGTGTCAAGGGTTATAAACATGAAAAATACAGAAAAATTTTACTCGAGGAAGATTTATTACCAGAATAAAAAATCTGTATATAATATAAAAATGTCTGCAGAAGCTGCTACCGATACCCTCATGGCCATATCCCGTGAACTTGAGACACAATCCCTGAACGCGGTGGTTGCTGGTTTCTCCTTCGCTGCCGCTCTTTCCTGGATGGATCTCGTTCGTTGGAGTATTCATCAGGTTGTCCGTGTACAGAAGAATGGTGGTCTCAATTACGCTCTTACCGCACTTTTCACAACATTACTATCTGTTGTTGTTTACATGGTCATTTCTCGTTTATCTAAACGTGTCAAAAAGCCTGGTTCCCCTGTTTATGCAGTTACCCGTTAATTCGTGTGGGTTTAGTGAGTATGATAAAAAACATTCCAGTAACTATTATAAAAAATATATAAATAAACGCATTCCACTTATTCAGATTCTCATTATCGGGTATGTGAATAGGTTTCGGAAGTGAAAAATCCTTTTTTATAGTTGGTATAGTTTTAAGCTTATCAGTTGTACATGTTATATTCAATTTTAATATATGATTCGCATTTCTAAAGTCATACGGAATTAAGCGATTATTACTACTGTAGTAAAACTGTATACGTAATTTACTTATATTCTGTGAACCTGTATCGAAATTATGTTCGACTATGTCATCTTGACCAGAATGATTAATTACATCCCCACACATTAAAATACGACCAGTATAAAACGGTGTATCGGAATATATAATTTTGTTTAATTCTTCAGCACCGCTACTAATCTTTATAACAAGAGCATCAGGACCTTGTAAATTGAGACTTCCCGTAGTTAACATATTATTCGAAGATGATATGTTACTAGCTGGTAATCCTAGTATGTCATGTGGAGTGGTTTTATTTGAATTATTAAACTCAGATATATAACCATTTATACCATCATAGAAATCGAAAGTAAAATTCGAAACCCCTGTGAACTTTATATCATTTTTATCTTTATCGTATATCACACTTGTCATTAAAGGCTCTAACTTATACTTCAATTCATCAGCTAAGGTTTTACCACTATAATTACCATTTTCGAGTATAATAGAAGATGTCGAATCATTTGTCGTTATAGAAAACGTGTTATTATGGTCGTTTATCAGTAGCTGACTTGCATGAATTCGTGCAGAAACTATGGTTAATTTTTTTACATTGTATATAGGATTTTTCAATTCGACAACGTAATCTCCTGGATCTGGAAATGATATAGGATTTCGTTCACTACTATCTATATCTAACGTGTATACGCTCATTAAAATACACTGATAATATTTTAATGGGTGTTATTACTCGGAAATTAAATTATAATAGTTTTTGAGCTATGGGATTACTGTTATTTTGCTGCTTAGCTATAGCTAGACTTTCATTAGTTGAATTGGGATTTATATTACCCTTATAAGCATTGAATTTATGATACATTTGATTTGTGTATTGTTGTGTCCACCCAGCATTGATGGGTCCTGTGTGGCGATTCATATGCGTTGAGTCATTTCGTGCAGTTGTAACTAACCCACCTTGATTAAGAGGCCCCGCGCGTACGTTCATTCTCCCAGCATTACCGATTCTATTTGCTTTACCACGTTTATCATCTGGACGGAAACCATATTGAAACAATTTATCATTCGAGTGGGGGTGGGAGCCCCCGATCGCTACACCAGGTGAAACAACGTAACCATGAGAATAGTTACTTATATTTGGTGCGACCTGGTTATTGTAAATATATTGTTCCATATTACCATCCTTCTTATTTCTAGTAGGGTCTGACGTCATAGTGACATTGGACACCACGCGTTTAGCACCTGGAAAGTTTAGACCATCATTCCGCATTCCGGTATGTGAACGATTTGTCAGACGTTTACCATTTACATGTGTTCCTCGAATAACATGTCCATCAAAACCTTGAGACCTCCCACCGACAGTAGGGCGACGACTAGGTAAAAATGCTGTTTTTTCGGGTCTATTATTCGCAATCTCACCCATCTTGCCACGACGCCCACCGATTGTGTCAAAACCTGGTCCAGTTCTACCTGGTAAAGTTGTAAGTCTATAAGCCCCTACGTTTTCAGGATTAACCCTAACAAGTTGTTGATATCCACCTGTTGCCGGAACATCAGGACCCACACCTATACCTGGACCGACAAGTTGTTTTTCTATTGGAGACAGGTTATTCATGCGCCCATTATCAAACATCCTACCTCGCATATCTAATATCTCGTTACCACTTGTTCTTACTTGTGGTGTTATATCACCGAAATTATTATGTTCCATTTTCGAGTCTATTTGCCCTAACATTCCATGGGTTTCGATTGGTTTTGGTGTATATATATTCGGTACTTCACTGGGAAATGTCTGCGAAAGTTGTGGTGAGGCGTCTGTAGTTTTCCGATTATTCATGTATTTTTCAGACTTAGGATCACTTAATTTTTTACCCATAAAGGCTAATCCAGCAATCGCTAATATTGAAGCAGGGTCTGCCATTCTTACATGTTATTAATATTTTTATTGACGAGAATACCTCATATCAAATAATTTGTTTTGTGTTTCAGCTCTTGTACTACCAGGTTCATAACGCATCGTCTTTAATGGAAGTTTACAAGCGACATTCTGATGAGGAAACATCTCTTTTTCATATGTCCGAGCCACTATCTTATTAAATCGTGAGGTCGACTGGGGGCGTAATTCGTCACTTGTCTGTATATATTCTGCGGGAGCTCCTTTACCAGCTTTAAAAGGTGAAGTTCCATATAACATCGTATTGGGACGACCAGAAATGTAATTTAGAGTGCTGGGCTGGGGGTAGGAGAATACCTCTTCTGTTGCACATGTTTCTGGACGCGCGGGATTTTCTACTAAGTTTAATCCGGGTTGAAGCTGATAAGCCATTTGTTATTATATACTAACATAATATAACTAATCTCAATTATTTCCACCACCTATCATACCACTTCGTTTATCATTATTAGACTGTAATCCACTAAAGGCTTCGAGTTGAACCCCTCTCGCATTCGGGTCACATAGAGATGGATCCGTCTTGCAAAAGTCATCACCTTTTCCACCATAAAGCCACTCAGCAAACCCTGTCTGGTCACCAGGTATTGTCGTGACTGGTCCCGATACGAATTGCCTGGAGTATGCGTTTCGTTGATATTCAGGAGTCGGTGATCTGGATTTCTGTGGACCATATGGAATTCGTTCTGCAAGCATATGATTGACTTCATCCCTTACAGAGTGATATTCACATGCAGAAGGGCGATCTGGGCGTCCATCATAATCACTTATCAGAACATTTCCCATGGGATTATCTTGTGATGGTAACTGGCATACTGGAGTTTGGTCATCAAATTCTCCGGGTATAGAAGACCCCTTGATCATGTTCGAATTTTCCATGACGTATAAAACCCCTAAACATGTGAAACCTAATATAAAAACACGTATATCACGGCGTATCATATATAGAATACATGTAGCATAAATTATAAAACGAGCAGTTGCATTAACCCGTTCCTCTGCTGAATGTTCTTTTATTGGCCAAAATTCTGTAATTTTATCAGCTTTGAATATTTGCTTAGGATCGTCAAACAATGATACCATTTATATTATACGATTTTTATTTTTTTAACATACCACTTAGAAGTCCCTGCATAGATTTCATAAGAGATCCTTCGTCTATGGCCAGTTCACCGTCATCATTCTGCATTTCATCCGCACATTTTTTGGCTACGTTCTCAATCATACTAAGCGTTTCTGGTGGAATTGCTGTAATTGTAGTTCCTAGCATATACAATGTTTGGATATACTGCCAGATAGCTTCACGTGTACTATCAGAAGCATTCGGCCAGCATCCTTTAATGTTAATTTCCTTTAGAAAATCAATATCCGCTGCATTATCAAGGAAGAATGTTTCATCACGCGCATTGATTTTGTCCACATATGGCTTAACACTGTTCATGAAACCCTCGATAATTAGTTTACCATTAGCAGATCTCATGATTTCAAAAGCAGCCATGTATTTCTTCAATCCCTTTTCTTCTGGAAAAGCCGAATGCAATTCCGTAAGAAATTGTCCCATCATGTCATTAAAAGCAGTGATGGAAGTCATTATATTTATTACATGTTATTTATCTTTAAGTTACTCAAAACGGGTCTGATGAAATAGTTTCACGTTTACCTAACCCATTTGACACTATAAAATAAACCAATATACCTACCAGGGCGCTTGGTTTTGCATACGAACTCGTCGTGAGTGAACCTTCGTCATTTAATCTAGCTTTGCCGTGTATGTACATAGCGGTTATCCCCGCTGCAATGAGTGCAGCCGATGCAGGCTCTCTAAGATACTCGTCCATATCTAATAACCAAGTTTTTTACTGCGGGAATCGGCGGCATCGGAGAATAGTTCGTCACTATCTTCGGGTTGATCATGTACATGTTCTTCTGGGTTAGCTCGGATAGTTTTAAATTCATTCTGGAATGGGTTATGGGATCCCTGTAACACTTCTCCGGAATGATCATCTTGATATTCGTCACCTCCTAGACGATCATCTGTAGCTCCCTCTTCTAAGCCACCATCTTCCATATTTTCTTCACCCAATTCCTCGCCTAGTTCCTCACCCATTTCCTCGCCTAGTTCCTCACCCATGTGTGGTTGATTTTCATCATACTCTTCTACATCGTCGTCACGTAATTCTGGTTCTCCACCGTCAACATATTCACTCGCATCCGCTGACATGTATGTTTGTAGTATTTGTTGAACGGGAATAAGTTCCTTTACAGATGTTTCAACGCAAATTGAAAAACGTTCATATAATTTATCATTACGAGTGTGTTCTGATTGAGATTCACTGAATATGTATGGATCTCTGTATAGGTCTTTTGCAGCGTTTCTATAACACGTATGGATAAATACTTCATTTGTTGGTAACTTCACTGACATTTTCTTTGATTCTTTACTCAAGCGGACAGCAGATAGAATTTTCACAGAACTTACAAACACAGCGGCGACAAGATCCTTGAACCATGAACATCTATCAGCTATATTATCTGTATGCTGCTTTGCCATTGTCTCATTCCACTCTGGGACATCTTTTAAAAGCTTTTGAAACATGATAAGAACTTGCCGACCTTTCGAAAGTTTGTGGGATTCTTGATACATAGAATCGAATACATCGATCATGACGGGGCAAATAAGTATAGATAATTGTTCAAGATATTCTCTCTTAGCTTCCACTAAAACGTTTAGGTTGTCCATTTATGATTAATTGAACTTTTTTTATTAGACGTTTTGCGCATCTCTTCTGTATCGATTTGCAGCCTTTTTTAAATTTATAAGAGTCGGAAATTCCCCTGTAGATATCGAGTTTGATTCTACATGAGGTTTTTTAATTTTCCATGTTATGTTAATATGAAAATCATCCATGATGAAAACATCAAAACCAGCCAATTCTAATTGCCGTTTTATATAATTTAAAGCTTTTAACCTGTTAAACGTGGGATAACCCATGATAAATGACGGAATTTGAGTAATCACGTGCTTACGTTTCGTGTCAACTGCACGCCGTATTTTACGAGTTATCTGTTTATATAACTCGACGTACGTCTCCTTTTTCATACGATTCCTATTATTGATGATATCAGAAATCTCGTGTACATTTATCATTATTAATAACTATGCTATTTTTTTATAAGATCTAACTCACTGTTTTTTATATCTGTGTATTCGACAAATTTAGAACCTTCTATGGTACTTACAAATGGGGTTGTGTCAGAAGGGGGTTGTATATTTAATTCTTGTGAACGAACACCTATGACATGAGAAGCTTTATTATCGATTACGATTATATCTGATACAACAGAGAATCCAAACGTAAAACCACTTGGTTTTACGCACATGAATTCACATCTATACAAATAATGATTTTTATTTGTGTGTTTATATTGTTTGACATTTTTCGTTTCTATTATGTAATTGTGGATACCACCCGTTTCATATATGTATTTATTAGTTAAGATTACAAAATCTTCTATCAACTCGCTATTAATGGTGACGGTATCTACTAATTTGTATAGTGACATGTCAGGTTCATCATCTTTTAAAGCGATGTCATGAACAGTATTATGTGACCCTGAATACACAAACGTTTCTACCCTGGGTTCAAACAATACGAAAAATAGTATAAGAAACAATAATGTGATATACATTAATATACGTTACAAAAAAACGTGTTAAATTTTTTTATTTTTTTTAAACAAGGAATGTAGATGTCTCTGTTAATATTTAGCCCCAATTGTAAATATAGTATGGATGTCATAAATTTTATAAAAAAACATAACCAGTTACAACAAGTCGTACAGTATCATAATGTCACAGATTTAGGAATACCCCCAGAGTTCAGAACGTCGATAACACGAGTCCCAACCTTACTAACAAAAAACGGTAAACTCTTGGTGGGACGCGAGATACAAAACTGGTTAAAATCATTATTACCTGTAGAGGAACTCGAGACGTGTGGTTTCGGAACAATTAATTCCACAACACTCAACGGAGAACCTACAGGACAGATGTTCGGTCTGGACCAATATGGACAGTCTTTACAACCCCCAATGACTAAGGAATTACAAGAGAAAATTAGTCGTAAAGTAGACGACGTCGCTTATAGTGATATAAAGAATTAATTCTTCGATTAGAAAGATGAAATTAGTGACGATTCAGGCATCGGCTATAAAGTCTACATTTGAAGTACTTAAGGACATACTTAACGATGTCAACATATATTTTAAACCTACAGGAGTCTCCATAGTCACTCTTGATACAGCTCGGACATCTCTGATAGATATGCATCTCCCAGCTGGAAATTTCGAGGAGTATGAGTGTCAAGAGCCAATCGATTGTGGCGTTAATATGACCAATATATATAAACTATTAAAAACTATCACATCAAATGATGTTTTAGTGATTAGTGTAAATTCTAAAGAATATATGAACATTGAAATTCACAGTGAATACAAAAAAACATCGACCAAATTTGCATTGAAATTATTAGACATAAATGAAAATCAGATAGAGGTTCCCGAAATGGACATGACTGTAAATACACCGATGGGATCGGTGGATTTTCAGAGAATATGCAGGGACATGGCGAATATTGGAGATGAAATAGAAATTTCTAGAGGGGGTAAAATCATGCGTTTAGTTTGTAAGGGTGACTTTGCAGATCAGGAAACAGAAATACAGTGTGTAGATGAATGCCCTACAATGACAGGTGTGTATTCACTCAGATACATGAATATATTTACCAAAGCCACAAGTATGTGTTCAACTGTGCAGATTATGCAAGAACAACAAAACAGGTTCTTAATCTTGAAATATAATGTGGCAAATTTAGGTGAATTGAAGTTTTACTTAGCCACTAAGGTAAACGAAGATCATTGATACACCCCGTAACTGTATTGATAGTTTTACTCATACCGAGGTAGTTTCGGATCTTAATTTTAGGAAAATTCGTATCTAAGAAAGATTCCGTATAATATAACATATCACTAATTTTGATTTTTTCCCCGTGAAAATCTGAATGGGGACCTGCATACCGTCGGATTTTTTCGAGAACATCTCTAACCGGTTTATCATCATGATCTAATAATTGAGCACTTGACAGTGGGACATGGAAAGAAATAGATTTCGATTTATGTGGAGGCCATGTATATTTATGATTGTACGTGATATATTTGTAAATCTTGTTATTATACCAATACTTGATACGTATGATAATCTTATCTACTGCATCTGGGATGTCCGGTATAGGCTGATCATGTGATTTGTCAATCAAATAATAGTCGATATCAACATCATGTTCATCTGAACACTGTTCCCAAAATGGTTCACTTGTTATGTATTCTTTTTCATGATTTATCATATATTCGATACTTCGATTGACTATTGAATAGTTATGTTTCTTAAAAATGATAGTGGTGATATTATGGAATATGTATATTGTGTTAATTAAAAACGAATTGAGTAATTTAATCATTTATATACATGGAAGGTAACTTTTTAAGCAGGTATAATAATAAAATTGATAATTGGTTACATTCGATAGAAACCGACCCATCAAATAAAATACGATACGAGGCGGAAATGGCATTATATATTGGTAGATGTATGCCATATATACATCAATACATAGACACGGACCCTAAAAACGAAGTTACGATGAATAATATATTCAATTGTAAAGAGACATCTGGATTACAAAAAAAGGACATTTATACGGATTATCTTGTCAATGTTGAAAAAAAAAATAT